CCTATGCGTACACGTGGCCGAAATTGAGAGATTGAAAATGGGACGCGGGCGAAAGCCGACGCCAAAACCGATTTTGAAAATCCGGGGCTCGCGGATTCGCGGGCCGCACGTCACCGGCATCGACGCACCGCCAGGGATTCCGCCGGCACCGGATTGGCTGGGCGAAGTTGCCCGCCAAGAGTGGGCGAGGATCGTGCCAATGCTTGAGGCGTCCAAGGTCATGAGCCCGCGACATCAGCAAACGCTCGCGGCGTATTGCGATTCTCTGGCGGACATGATCGATGCCGACCGTGAACTGAAAGCAAACGGCGCAACATTCATGGACGACAAGGGTAGGGTAAGTAATCATCCGGCGTGGACTCGCAAGCGTGACGCTCGCACGTCCATGCTGAAGTTTGCCGCCGAGTTCGGCCTGACAGCGTCAGCCATGTCGAGGGTTTCGGCCGTTGAGCAAACGAAAGACACCGACGACGAAGACCGTCTCATGTTCGGTTAAGAAGCCCTGCGGCAAGTGTGCCTCGTGCATAGCCGTTCGGTTCTTCGAGAAACACCTGACGCACGCCAAGGGCGAGTTGGGCGGCAAGCCGTTCCTGCTGGAGCGGTGGCAGAAGGACTACGTGCGGTCGCTGTTCGCTGAAATCAACGGCCGCCGCAAAGTCCGCACGTCGCTACTGGCGGTGCCTCGCAAAAATGGCAAGAGCACGCTGGCTGCCGGCATTGCCCTGCGGTGCCTGCTCGAAGATGAGCCCGGTGCCGAAGTGTACTCGTGTGCTGCCTCGAGGGACCAGGCACGCTTGGTATTTGATACCGCCCGCATCGCAGTGGAGCAGTCGCCTACGCTATCAAGCCTGCTGAAGGTCTACCGAAACGCCATCGTCCGCGAGTCCACGCACTCAACCTACAAGTCACTTTCCGCCGAGGCCGGATTGCAGCACGGGCTCTCGCCCCATGCCGTGGTTTTTGACGAGCTCCATGTGAGCAACCGTGAGATGTGGGAAGTGATGCTGTCGGGGCAAGGTGCTCGACGCAACCCGCTGACGGTGGCCCTGACCACGGCGGGCTATGACCGCAAGAGCGTCTGTTGGGAAGTCTGGAAGTACGCCGAAGGTGTCGCCAGCGGTGCCATCAAAGACGAGTCATTCCTGCCGATGATCTTTGCGGCTCCGGTGGAGGCCGATTGGAAAGACGAAAAAGTTTGGGCCGCTGCCAATCCCAACCTGGGCGTTTCGGTGAAGCTCGACTTCCTGCGGAGCGAGTGTGCCAGGGCTATCGAGATGCCGACCTACGAGAACACTTTCCGCCAGCTCTATCTGGACCAATGGACGGAGCAGGATCAAAGGTGGCTGCGTATGGATCACTGGGCTCAGGGCAACGGTGCCTGCCCGGTGGATCTTGCCGGCCGTGAGTGCTGGGCCGGGCTTGACCTAGCCACGACGTTTGATACCACGGCCTTCGTGCTGTTCTTCCCTTTGGACAACGGCACGTACTGGGTGGAGCCGCATTTCTGGATACCGAGTGATAACGCCCATCAGCGTGAGCGACGCGATAAGGTTCCTTACCTGACTTGGCAGCGGCAGGGCCTTCTGACGATGACTGATGGAAACGTCACCGACTTCGAGGTGGTGCGGCGTGACATCGTCAACCTTGCCAGTAAGTACCGCATTCGTGGCATCGGATTAGACCCTTGGGGTAGTGCTCACCTCGGTCAGCAACTGCAAGGAGATGGGCTTCCCATGTCAGACTTTCGGCAGGGCTACGGCTCTTTGTCAGGCCCGTCAAAGCAGCTGGAGAACTTCGTCGTATCGGGCAAGCTGCTGCACGGTGGGCACCCGGTGCTGGCGTGGCAGGCGAGCAACGTGGCGATTCAGCAGGACAGTGCGGCCGGAAACATTAAACCAAGCAAGGCGAAGAGCACCGAACGCATCGACGGGATCGTCAGCCTGGTGATGGCTATTGGCCTCTGGCAGACATCGACAGCACCGCCACCTGAGCAAAACTGGGATTTGGTCGCCATATGATCGCCAACGCCGAGACGACAGAGGACAAGAGCTACCGCATCATCGACCTGCGTGGTGCGTCAGGCGACGGCTGGAACGATTCGCCGTCCCGTGGTCCGGCTGGCGTGAGGGTTACGCCCGAGACGGCAATGCAGTGCTCGACGGTGCTGGCCTGCGTGCGATTGATTGCCGAGAACGTCGCCACGATTCCGCTGCATGTGTTTCGCCGGCTGCCCGAGGGCGGCAAAGAGCGTGCCCGCGATCTGCCTCTCTATCGTCTTTTGAACCAGCAGCCAAATGGCTGGCTCACGTCGTTTGAACTGCGCGAGATGCTGACGGCCCACTGCCTGCTGTGGGGCAATGCCTACGCCGAGATCCGCAGCGGCTCGGCCGGTGCTGTGTCAGAGTTGTGGCCGCTGCACCCGAGCCGGATGACGGTAGAGCAGCTTGAGGACGGGACGCTCCGGTACTGCTACCGAGAGCAAAACGGGCGAGAGACGATCTACCGGCAAGACCAGATTTTCCACCTGCGTTGGCTGTCAAACGACGGCGTCATGGGGATGCTGCCGATTACGCTCAGCCGTGATGCCATCGCCCTGGCTCAAGCGTTGGAAACGCACGGCGGGGCCTACTTCGGCAACGCCTGCCGGCTGTCAGGGCTCATGGAGTCCGACAACCCGATCACGGTGGAGACTGCCGAGCGGCTGCGTGAGCAGTTTGAACGCATGCACCGTGGGGCCGACCGAAGTCATAGAACGGCTGTGCTGCCGCAGGGCGTCCACTGGAAGGACGTGCAAAGCACGAACGAGGCCAGCCAGTTTCTGGAAACTCGGCAATACCAAGTGATTGAGATCTGCCGCGCGTACCGCGTTGACCCTAGCTACGTGCAAGACAAGACCAAGGTGGGGTACGCCAGCCAGGAGCAGGCCGCCATCGACTTGGTGCAGCAGACGCTCTTGCCGTGGTTCCGACGTTGGGAGTCGGCCATTACCCGCGACCTTGTGGTCAAAGATGACGTTTTCTTTGCTGAGTTTGATACCCGTGGCCTGCTGCGTGGCGACCTGGCCGCCCAGGCCAACTGGCTGCAAACCATGCTCAACACTGGCATTTACTCAATCAACGAGTGCCGCGAAGTGCTCAACATGAACCCCATCGGGGCGGATGGCGACCAGCGATACATGCAAATGAACCTCACCACCATGCAGGGCATTGCGTCAGCGGCTGCTGGCAACGCTGGCGAGCCGGCCCCGGCCGACAACCTGCCCGTGTCTTACACCGACCAGCTGCTGGCCGGGCCGCCCATGCCAAACGATACGCCCGTCAAGCCAGCACCGGCACGCTCACGCCGCAAGAGGAAATAACCATGCAGGTCTCCCGCCACAACTCGCAACTGCCGCTCAACGTCGAGAAGCGTGAGAACGGCAAGACGTACATCACCGGCTACGCCGCTAAGTATGGCGTCCGCTCTGTGGTGCTTGGGGAGCGGTTTCAGTTTCGTGAAGAGATCCGCCCCGGTGCGTTTGACCGGGCTTTGCGGGAACAGGATCATCCCGTTGTTGCGTTGTGGAATCACGACAGCAACTATGTTCTCGGCAGCACCCGCAGCGGCACCTTGTCTGTGTCCACTGACTCAGAGGGGATGCCGTACGCTGTCGAAACGCCAGACACTTCGCTCGGCCGTGATTTGTCTGTGCTGATCGCTCGAGGCGACATCTGGGGCTCGTCATTCGCGTTCGCTCTCAAAGAGCCTGGCGTTGGCGAAACTTGGGCCGAAGATGATGGCATGGCGGTGCGATACGTCCACGAGGTAGACGGCGTTTTCGACGTGTCGCCAGTCCTGAGCCCGGCGTACCCAGATGCCACCGTGTCTATCGCTCAGAGGAGTTTTGAGCGGTTCCTACAATCGCACCGACCGGCGCTGACGCTGCCGGGTCTCTCACGGGATGCGAAGAGCGAAAAGGCAATCCGTAGGTTCCTGCGACAGCATGGCTACAAAGTCGGGTGACGTTTGCCACCACTGTCGATCTGCACGTCTTGGCGTGTATGCGTCGGCTGAAAAGGGCGGCGTCTGCACTCGCTATCTGCGATGCCCGTCATGCCGCAAGACGGCCAAGCACGTCGTGAAGTCGTGCGAAGTTCGCCGGCGCTCGTTACCTAACTAGGTAACAACCTCGTTCCCTTAACTGCAAGGAACGGCACCGCTGGCTCTAGCGTGCGTATAGGTCACCACCTACCGCACACAGGAGCCACACGAATGGCCGCCAGCAAAGTCAAGGAACTGCTCGACGAACTCGCCGCGACTCTCGCCGAAATGGGGATGCTCGAGGAGCAAGAGGGCGAGCCGGCCGAAGAGACGGCGATGGAAGGCGACGAGACCATGCCCGCCGCGATGGAGCGGTCTGCCGAAGCTCGCCAGGCGAAGTACGACGATTTGCTCGCCAAGGCCGAGCGGATCAAGTCGGCAATCGCCAAGGAAGAGGCCCGTGAGGCCCGTAAGGCCGAACTGCTCAAGGTTCTGCACCGTGCTGCCCCCGTGGAGTCCACCGAAATGGCCAAGCCCCGTATCGAGGCCGTGTCCTACCGTGGTTACAAGGCCGGCGTTTTCGAGTCGCCCGAGGTGGCCCATCGCTGCGGCATGTGGCTGAAGTCGCTCAACGGCGACTCTCACGCCCGCCAGTGGGTGCGTGACTCGCTCGGCATCGAGTCCCGTGACCTCGGCGGCCAGGTGAACAGCCTCGGCGGTGCGCTGGTTTTCGAGGATTTCAGCAATTCGTTGATTCGCCTTGTCGAGACTTTCGGCGTGTCCATGAACCTCGCCCAGCGGGTCACGACTTCGTCTGACACCCTGCTGGTGCCCAAGCGTTTGTCGGGCGTGACTTCTTACTGGCTCGGTGAAAATTCCACGATCACGACCAGCGACCCCAGTGCGACGATGGTGCAGCTGGTCCTGCAAAAGATCGCGGCAGCCACCCGCGTCAGCAACGAGCTCCTGGCCGACAATGCGATTTCGGTGGCTCAGTGGTTGGTCCAAGAGTACGCGACTAGCCTCTCCGGCGCGATCGACGATGCGTTCTTTAACGGCACGGGAACGTCGGCCTACGGCGGCATCCGGGGCTTGTCGCAGATCGATGACGGCACGCACACCGCTGGTGTCGTGTCGGCCGGAAGCGGCAACACGTCGATTGCGGCTCTTGACATTGATGACTACCTGTCGGTGCTCGCCAAGCTGCCCCGATACGCCATCGGCACCTCGGCCTGGTACATGCACCCGCAGGTCTACCACCAGTCGGTGCAGCGGATGATGCTCTCAAGCGGCACCGCTGGCTCTGGCACGATTGGTGCTCTGTCTGGTGGCAACACCGCCCAGAACCTTGCCCAGGGAACGCCCAACACGTTCCTCGGCCTGCCGGTGGTGTGGGTGCTCAAGATGACGGCGGCCCCGACGAGCGGCCAGATCGCGGCCTACTGCGGCGACATCTCGCTGTCGTCCATCATGGCGAACAAGGGCGACATGCAGATTGCCAGCTCGACCGACCGCTACTTCGAGGTTGACCAGACCGCGTGGAGGTGCGTGATGCGAATTGCGGCTGTGCATCACTCGCTGGGCACCACCAGTGAGGCCGGCCCTGTGGTCGCCCTCAAGCTCGCCTGACCCTGACACCCTTCCCTGGAGACTTTGAGACATGAACCACGCCTCTGGTAACAAGAGCGTCACGAAGGCCACGGCGAGCGTTGCGGCTTCGGCCACGCACTCGCACGAGATCGACTGTGCAGGCTTCAAGTACGCCAGCATCGACGTTGTGTTCTCGCCCTTCACGGCGGCCACTGCGGCGTATGCCAGCGTGCTGAAGGTTCAGGAGAGCGACGCCAGCGGCTCGGGCCAGGCGGACGTTACGGGCCTGTCGATCACGGCTGGTGCTGGCAGCACGACCGGCGCGGCCGTTGGTGCGGTTGCTCGGTTTAACGTTGACCTGCGGGGCCGCAAGCGATACTTGACGGTCGTGACGAGCCCCGGCAACACCGTTGCCATTGCGAGCAACGCCCGCCTCGGCAAGGCCGAGGAGCATGCCGTGACGGCTGCCCAGAGCGGCGTCAACAACGTCGCCAACCTGTGATTGCTTGACATTGCTGCGATAACGCCCACAGCGGGCGGCTGGGTTCGCCCCGGCCGCCCGTTCTGCGTTACAGGGAGCACACCGTGAAAGTAAGTGTTGGCAACGCCGAGCACGACCTGAGAGTCGAGGCGGCATTCTCGATGCCACGCCTGACGTTCAGCGATAACTTTTTTTGCGTCATGCAGTCGCTGCTGCCGCTCGGCATTCGCCCAACAAAGTTCGTGGGGGCATTCTGGGAGCAGTGCCTCGATCGCGTCCTGCTCGAGATGCTGGATCGCACCGACTGGATTCTGGCGATTGACTACGACAGCGTTTTTGAGGCCGACACAGTCCAGCGGCTCATGACGGCTGCCATGGTGAGCGGCTACGACGCCGTCGCTCCGCTGCAAACGAAGAGGGACGAGGGCGTGCCCATGTTTACGCCAGAAGGCCACGACGGCACCATCGGCCTGGTGCAGCTGCCCAATACGTGGTTTGAGGCTGTCGTGCAGCCGGTGAGCACCGCCCACTTCGGATGCACGCTGATCCGCAGCGAGGCGCTCAAGAAAACGCCGACGCCTTGGTTCCTGGGTACGCCACGCCCTGACGGGCATTGGGGCGACGCCCCCGAAGGCGAGCAGCCACGAACCGACCCAGACATCCACTTCTGGCGGCAGTTCAAGGCAGGCGGCAACACGCTCGGCATCGCACCGCAGATAGCCATTGGGCACGCTGAACTCAAGTTCACGTGGCCGGGGAGGGACTTGAAGCCCGTCTGGCAGTCACCGAGCCAGTATTGGTCTGCCGGCGGAAAACGCCCGCCGTCTGCGTGGGGTTCCATCGAACATGGGGAGGCGTCCAATGCCTGACGATCAAGTGACTTTGCGATTCCTTCGTCCGCACGGCGTGTACCGCAAAGGCGACACCATCACGTACCCGCGTGGCCCGGCCAAGTCTTTGCTGTTTGCTGGCGTCTGCGAGATCATGCCCGAAGAGCGGCAGCTGCTCGAGGTGGCCATGGTCGAACGCCGAGACGTTGAGACGGCCGACGCACCACGTCGCAGAGGGAGGAAGTCCAAATGAGGTATCGCAGCCTGGTGCGGGCCACCGAGCCGGCCAACAATCCCGTAACGCTCGCAGAGGCTAAGGCCCACCTGCGTATTGATTCGTCGGCCGAGGACGACCTAATTGGCACGCTCATCACGGCGGCGACACGCTGGGCAGAGGACTACACCGACAGGACGTTTTGCACCACCCAGTGGCAGATGCGTCTCGATTCGTTCTATGGCCCTGTCGGCAGCCCGGTGCAGTTTGGGTTGCGGGCGGACGGCAACAACATCGAGGGACGCCAGGGCACGGTGCCCAACCTTGATATCGAACTGCCACGGCCGCCCATGGTGCAGACCGGGACGGCCACGGCTGTTACGATTACCTACACGCCAGACGCTGGAGCCTCTACGACGACGCTAGACGCCGTTGAGTACCGGGTGGATAGACAGGCCACTCCTGGCGTCTGTCGCCCGCTGTACGGCAAGACGTGGCCCTCGCACCTCGTGGATCAGAACAGCACCGTGGTGACGTGGTACGCGGGCTACTCAGCCACCGGCACCAGCGTGCCCGCACCGGTCAAGTCGGCCATTCTCTTGCTGGTTGCTCACCTATGGAAAAACCGTGAGGCTTCAGCCGAAGTGACGCTTACTGAGATCCCATTTGGCGTAAAGACGATGCTCAGCACTATTGGCTGGGGTTCCTACAAATGATCGACGCCGGCAGCCTGACCGACAGAATCGTGATTGAGCAGGCGACGGAAACACGCAATTCCGTTGGCGAAGTCTCGCTGTCGTGGTCAACGTTTGCCACGGTGTGGGCAGACGTGCAGGCACTCTCGGGCCGGGAAGCCGAGCGGTATGGCCAGATAGTCGGATTCACTGGGCACAAAGTGACCATCCGCGAGTTGCCCGGCGTCAAGGTTTCCATGCGAATTGTGTGGGAAGGAACCCGCACGCTTGAGATTGGGGCGATAAACGAATACGAGCGGGGCTGGTACCTTGAGCTCATCTGCACAGAAAAGGCCGCCACATGAGCATCGTTGAAGCACCGGAATCGTTTTTGTTTCAGCGGCTGACGAGCCAGACGGCCGTGAGCCAGTTCATCGGTTCGCGGGTCTATCCGTTGATTGCCCCGCAGGGCACGCCGCTGCCGCTTGTGGTGTATCAGCGGACGGGCGTAGAGCGTCCGCAGTCGCTGGCCGGCAACGTCGGCAACCCCGTCGTGACGCTGCAGCTGACCACCTACGGCACGTCCTACACGTCAGTGAAGTCCATTGCCCGTGCCGTACGCCTGGCGGTGGATGGCTGGACGGGCACGACGGCGGGCGTGACGATCCAGAGGAGCACGCTACAGACTGAGGCTGACGGCGTGGACATGCCAGCCGATGACCAGATGCTGCCGTACTACAGCGTTCAGCAGTCGTTTGAGTTCAGGATCAACGAGGCGACGTAATGGCACGACCAGGAATGACGCTGGAGTTTCCAGACCTGCCCGGCTTGGCCGAGCAGTTCCGGCAGTTGCCGAAGTCGCTCGCGTCGGCTGCCATTGGTGCTGGCGTCAAGCGTGCCATGAAGCCCGCCGAAGAGGAACTTAAACGGCAAACGCCCGTCGGGCCAACCGGCAATCTGCGGCGTGGTATCGCCACCAAGGCCAAGCGATATACGAAGACCGGCTCGGCCGTAGCGATTGTCGGCTATCGCAAGTCTCCGAAGGGTGGCACTGAATCACCCAAGAGCTCAAAGCGTCGAAACAAGGCAAACAACAAGACGCAGCACCAGTTCATGGTGGAGTACGGCACCAAGCCACGGGTAACGAAGAGCGATGCCAATCGTGGCCGCATGCCTGCCATGCACCCCATTGAGCAAGCGTCCCGTGCCTCTGAGTCACAGGTAAAGGCATTGCTTGAATCAGAGATGAAACTGGCCTACGAAAAAGCCCTCAAGCAGCTGCCACGTTACATGGCTGCCAGGGCTAAGAAGGGCCGGGCGTAACTGCAAGGGTTGCCCCGCCATCGCCTAGCCTGTGAGTAGGGCTGTGCCGCCCGTAACTCACCAGGAGAGGCCAGATGGCTACCGACTCGCAGGGCTCGACGTTCGTTTTTGCCAGCGCCACCTACACGGTCACCAGCGTCACCGTCACTCCCGGCGGTGATCTGCTTGACGAGTCGCACCTGGGCCTTGCCACCGGTGCTGGGCGACGCTACCAGACCCCGGCGCTGAAGGACGACGAGATCAGCATGGAAGCCCTCGGCACCTCAACCGTGGCCGTTGGCACTAGCGGCAATCTCGTGTTTGCCAGCACGACGTACACCGCCATCTGTGCGAGCTCGAGCGTGGCCTACGCCGTCGGCGAACTGGTCAAGCAGAGCCTGACCTTTAAGGTCCGCACCTAAGTCTGGGGTGCGTCGTGGCAAAGAGTTCTCAAGGCATCTCCATACAGATTGATGACGCCGGATCAGCGGGTGACGTAAACGTCACCGAAGTCATCAGCGTTTCTATCGACGGCATTCAGTCCGACATCGTCGAGGTTACGTCCCGTTCGCACACGGGCCGGAACAAGTCGTTCAGCCCAGCGGACACGGACTATGGCACCGTGTCCATCGTCATGCGTTCGCAGAACTACATCACCGAAAGCGTCGTCGGCGAACCGTGCTCGCTGACAATTGCAGACTCTAGTGCGGCACAGACGTACTGGAGCGGCCCGGCAATCATCCAATCGCTTGCATGGCGGGCTAGTGTGGGGGAACTGCAGGAATACTCTCTGACCCTCAAACTAGGATCAAGGACATCGTAATGGGACTTGCCGAGACAATCCTTGCGGCCGACCAAGCCAAGAGCATCAAGGTTGCTGTTCCTGAGTGGCAGTGTGACGTGTGGATCCGCACGCTGCCGCTGGGTGAGTTGCAGTCGTGGGAGTTGGCGTGCCTTCGCAGTAAGGGCGAAGGCGTGGACGACTACCGCACGACGTATCTGTCCAAGTGCCTAGTCGACGCTGACGGCAAGCAGATTTTCACGAGCGAGCAACTCAAGAAGGTGAGCGGCACTGTCGGTGCAAGGCTGTTCAAGATCGCTCAGGCACACAACGACCTAGACGAAAAGGAAATCGAGGAGATAGGAAAAAACTGATTGACCGGCCGCTGGACGCATTCCCGCTGCTGCTGGCCGGTCACCTGGGAATGACGGTGCGGGAACTTGGCGAACGAATGGACGTGGCCGAGTACCGACAGTGGTTGGCATTGCATAGATACGTGAATCCCTTGGGAGGCGAGTGGCGGCAGACGGCACGGGTGGTGGCGGCAACGCTGGCACCGCATTGCGGGCGAGGCAATCCACCACGGGAAGACACATTCATGCCGACTGAAAAACTGCCCATGACGCCCGAGCAGATCGCAGCAGAACTCAGCAAGATCAAGCGGTGACGTATGGCAACAACTCTAGCACTGTCGATGCGGGCTTCGATGTCCGCCAGCGGAGTTGTGTCTGGTGCTAGCGACGCCAGCCGTGCAATGGACCGCATGGGCAAGCAGGCTAAGCAGACGGCTCGAGACGTTTCGACGCTCAAGAACGTCGCCATTGGTGCCGTGCTGGCCAAGGGCATCAGCATGGCGGCCAATGCGTTCATAAGTGCCGGCAGTGCTGCCCTTTCGTATGCCGCCAGTGCGGCCAACGCTGCCGCCCAGACAAACCAATTGGCGCTACGTCTCGGCATGAGCGTGGAGTCTCTGCAGGCGTTGCAGATGGCAGCCAAGATGTCTGGCTTTGATGACGCCACGGGTGCATTGCAAAAACTTGCGGTCGCCATTGGCAACGCTGCCGAAAGTGGAAATACCGAAGCATTCACCAAGCTGGGGCTGAACTTTCAAGAACTTCAGGCCATGTCGCCGGAAGAGCAGTTCAAGGCGATCCAATCCGTTATTTCTGCACTGGAAACGCCAGCAGAAAGAGCAGCGGCCGCAGTGTCTTTGTTCGGCAATGCTGGCGTTGCGTTGCTGCCGCTGATGAACCAGAACCTTGCCGAAGTTGAAGAGCGAATGCGGCGACTTGGGGCGATTGTTGGCGATGACCAAGTAGAAGCCATCGGCGGCATGAATAACGCCTTAGGCATGGTACAGGCTACCTTTGACGGCATCATCGCAAACGTAGCTGGCAACCTTGCGCCGGTGGTCGAATCGCTGGCCAACGACTTGCTGGCGTTTGTGGAAGAGTTCAACAACGCTGGCGGCGAAGGCGGCGGCATTGCCGACGTGATTTCTAACGCCCTTCTAGACATCGCAGACTACTTCGCTGGCATCTTTGACAACGCCGTGGCGCAGTTTGAAGGATTCAGCGTCACGATGGAGACAGTTGGCTCCATATTTGAGAGCGCCGGAAACGTGTTTGCGGCCGTGGGCGAAGCCCTTCGAGCAGCCTTCAACGTGTTCCAGCTGGCTGGCGATGCCTTGGCCGCCTTGCTAGGTACGTTCCTGCAAAAACTTGGATCGTACTTCGGCAGCAATGAGTTAGAAGCCTTTGGCGCTGGCATGGTGCAGGCCGCCATGGAGTCCACCGAAAAGAACTCGCGGGATCTTGAGGACGCAGCATCCGGCGTCGTAAAGTACGCCAATCGTGCTGTGTTTGGGGGCAACGACTCCCAAGAAGCAGAACTGGGCCCGGCTAGGCGAGCGGTGCGAGACGCCCGCGAGCGAATGACGCCAGAGGCTAGGGCTGAGCGAGAGGCTGCACGCAAGGCTAAGCAAGCGGCCGACAAAGCTGCCAGAGAAGCGGCGGCCGCTGACGCCAAGGCTAGGAAGGACGCAGAGGCTGCCAAGAAGCGGCAGGATGAAGCCGCCAAGAAGGCCGAGGCGATTCAATCCAAGGCAGATGCGATTCAAGCCAAGATCGACGACAAACGAAAAGACGCAAGTGACATAGTTGGTGAGCGTCGCGCCACCTTGGGTGGCAAGTCCAATGAGGCACTCAAGGCCAACGACGTTCGCTCCGGCGAGGGCATGGCCCAGTTTCTGGCCTTGGCTACGGGCCGCGAAGATCCCGCCATCGCTGAGTACCGCAAGCAGACGCAAAAGCTCGAAGAGATCCGCAGCGAACTGCGTGCCCTGCAGCAAGAGAGAGTGGACATCCTCGGAGCCGCTGCGTAATGGGCATCGTCAACGTCACAGAACTCGCTCAGGTATCTGCCAGCAGGAAGTTCGGCGAGCCGCCGGTATTTAAGCGGCAGTTCGTTGTTGAAGTGGACAGCCCGGCAACGACGCAGTCGGAGATACTCGTCGCTTCCAACGTGCCGTTTCTGGCACCACACCCGGAAGCCAGTTACTGCAAGGCACTCAACGCCAGCGTCAGCAACTACAACAGCAGCCGCTGGCACTACCTAGTCACCTGGGATTACGAACTGCCGAAGCAGCAAAACGTTGACCCCAACCCGCTGGCTCGAGCAGATATCTGGAAGTGGAGCACGGGCGGCCTGCAAGTGCCGTCGCTCTACTACTACGAGGGCGAGACCCTGGCACCGCTTCAGAACTCGGCCAACGACTTCTTTGAGGGCGTCACCACAGACATCAGCACGCTGCAGGCGTCCATCAGCGGAAACCGTGCCACGTTCGACTACGGCCTGGCCACGACGGTGACGAACGCCATCAACTCGGCTCCGTACCTGGGAGCACCTCCCTACACGTGGAAGTGCTCCGGCATTGCTGCCACGCCGGCCGTCGAGGTGGTGAACGAATCCGAGGTCCGCTACTGGCAGGTGGAAGTCACGCTGGAGTATCGGCCTGACGGCTGGCCGCTCCAGCTGCCCAACATCGGCTGGAACTACCTTAACGCGCTCGGCATTAAGGAGCGGGCTTACGTAATCGATTCGCAGAGCGACGAAAGGGTGCCATCCAGCAACCCGCAGCCGCTCAACACCGACGGCACGCTAGCCACCGGTGCCCCAACCATCTTGGTTCGCCGCGTGCATAAGGCCGTGAACTTTCAGCAGTATTTCGGCACACCAACACAACAGTAGGAGAGTCCCATGGCAGATTTAACGTGGTCGATCAACGCCCAGGTCGCACGCGGCAACCTGTACCAGGCTTTCGTAGCGTCTGGCGTTACTGCGGACTGCTCGGCCAGCGGCATCACCACGCTGACGCTGACGCCTGGCACGAACGCCGCAGGCACCGCAGCCATCAGCACAGCTACGCTGTCGAGCGTTGGGCTGTTCTTCGCTCGCAACCTCTCCACGATCGCCACAGCGGCCGTATCGTTCGGCCAGCTATCCGCAGGTGCCCTAGTCCCGTGCGTGTCTCTCAAGGGCGGTGAGGCTGCCGTAGGCCGTCTCGCTGCTGGCACCTACGCGGCCCAATCAAATCGCACTGGCACGCAGCTGGTCATCAGCATCGTCGAGGGATGACATGAGCCAGGGTGCCAGCAACGGTGCGGGGCAGGGGGCTGGCAAGAGCTTTGTGTCGTTCTCTAGGCCGGCAGCCCAGCGGATCGCCAAGGCTGTGCGGGTTATCGAGGCTGGCGACCGCAACCAGCCGGGGCTGACGTTTGACCACCCGATGCCGGGCGGCGGCCAGGCCTTGATTCGCACAGCCACGTTTACCGGCTCGTGGTCAATCGGCGGCACAAAAAACGTCACCTACAAATACATCACGGGCACGGCAAACGCCGTCAATGACTTGATGAACCTGCCCAGTGCTGGCACCCGAAACTGCGTCATCGGCCGAGAAGGCACAGCGTGGCGGCTCATTAACTGGCAGTGGGACATCGCTCACGCTGCGACGGCGGCCACGCTCACAACGACATCGCTGCGGTTTGACACGCTGCCGGTTGGTGCTGTGTCAACGTCTTCTACGGTGACGTTCTCGGTTGCCGTCGCCACGTGCAGCACGACGTGAGGTAGCCATGTCGCTGTACGTCCAGAACCGCAACCTACTGAACAAGAATGGGACGCTAGGCACCAGCGTAGGGTGCTGCTGCGACCCGCCGGTGCCTCCGCCGCCTCTGTGCTGCTGCGATTCGGCGGGTTTCCGTGTTCTTGCTGCCGGCGAATCGTGTGCAAACGAACCGTTTCCGGTGCCTGATCCTGCCAAGACCGTGTCGCTCGTATTTGAGTGGTGCGGGCTTACTGCGACAGAGCAGATAATAGGCGGAGTAAACACCTACTACGCAACTGAAAACATCGACGAGTTCGTATGCAACACGACTGGCCGATACGGAGCGGAAGACAGTTACACGCAGGCAACCCGAAAGGAAATCGCAGTTACGATTCTTAGCGGCGGTGGCCTGTATACTTGCGGCTACGAAAAGAGCTTTACCGTCAGCGTTGGGCAGGAAGGCACCGGGTTTCGATTGCTTGGCGGAAGCTACACGCCGTGGGAAAACGTCATCACCAGCGAAAACTACGACTGCACCGTATCGCAATGCTTTGACGGCAGTGCAGCAGTCGTGACCATGGACTTGACCGACAACACTACCGACGACACTTGCGGTGGCACCGGCAACTTTGACCCGTGCAAGTTCACGGATCCCGAGCTCACGGTTGTCATCGCTCCATGAAACTCCGCGCCTTCGACGTTGCGTTTCGGGCCGCCCAGCGTGGCTACACCGCCGACGAGATCCGCCCGGTGCTGTCGGTGGCCCTCGGCAACGGCTTCTTCGACGTGGACGTTGAGCACCAGGCCTACCCCAAGACCGCCCGTGACGGCTACAAGCCGCCGCCAGGACTGCGAGACGCTGCCACGGCCATGCTGGCCGAGTTGGGCATCGAGGACTCGCTGGCGAAGCCGCCGGCCTATCGCTGCGGGACAGAACTCAAGGCACTGCTGAAGGACTGGCTCGGCATCGAGTCCACGCCGACGTGTTCGTGTAACGCGATGGCCCGCCGCATGGACACGCTCGGCCCCGACTGGTGCGAAGGCGACGGCATGGCGTCCATACTCGAGGTGATGCGTGCCGAGCATGGCAAAAGATGGGCTGACGGCCGCACCATCCTGTCGTGGACTGACATGGGTGCGAGGCAACTCGTGCTGCTGGCGTGCCGCAGGGCCAGGGCTAACGGTTGACACGCCTGCCACCCTACTCGCATGGCCGAGGATCACAACGTCACGATTGACGGCAAGCGGTGGCTGCTGCGATTCACGCGGCTGAAGGGCAGGGCCGCCGGCTGGACGTTCTTTGACACTGCCAAGCGGCCCAGGATTTTGATTGACGAGACACTAAAGGGCGGCGAGAGGCTTGAGACAATCCTGCACGAGATACTTCATGCGGCTCTCGGCCCGAGCATCAGCGAGGAAGCCGTTACCGAGGCGGCCAAGGTTCAGCGTCGTGTTTTGACCATGCTGGGCTACAGGGAGGTGCCGAATGGCGGGTGACGTAATCACTGAGATGGCGAAACGGCTCTGCCGCAAGCACCCCGAGGTAGCGTCACGAACGCTGGCACGTCGCCTGGTGAGAGAGACCAAGGGGGCCATCACGCTTGAGCAGGCTCGCAAAAGGATTGGCAGGCAGTTTGGCGTCCAGGGAGCCAAGCACAAAAAAGAGAGCAAGCCTGCCGCTCCTCGCGCCCCGCGAAACGCCGGCCAAGTACTTGAGATGCCGAAGTCGATCGCCGACACGTGGACCCCGCACGTCATGAAGGTGCTCGGCCACGTCGGCATCATGTCCGACGTACACGTGCCCTATCACTCCGAGATTGCCGTTGCGTCGGCAATCACATGCCTAAAGTCGCAGGGGCTGGCGGGCCTGCTATTGAATGGCGACATCGCAGACTTCTACGCCATCAGTCGATACAACAAAGACCCGACGCAGCGGGACTTCAAAGGCGAGCTCGAGGCGGTGCGTGAGTTCCTTGCCTACGTGCGGCAAGAGTTTCCCGACATCCCAATCGTCTACAAGCTCGGCAACCATGAGGAGCGGTGGACGCACTGGCTTTGGCAGCACGCCGCCGAGATCTCTGATGATCCTCGCATGAGCCTGGGGGCGTGGCTCGACCTAGACAAGCACGGCATCACACTAGTCGAAGACCAGCGGCCCGTGATGCTGGGGAAGCTGCCTGTGCTGCATGGCCATGAGCTACCCAAGGGTATGGCCGCGCCGGTGAACGTGGCTCGCGGTGCGTTTCTCCGCACGCTCTCAACGTGCCTAGTGGGACATTCCCACCGCACCAGCAATCACGCTGAATCCGACATGTGGCACCGCGAGACCGGGTGCTGGAGCACCGGCTGCCTGTGCGACCTGCGGCCTGAGTACGCCAAGATCAACAGGTGGAACTGGGGATTTGCCGTGGCCACCGTCCACGAGCGTGGAGCGTTTGACGTTCACAACTACCGCGTGATGGGTGACGGTACGGTTCGCTCGGCTTGACGCACGCCGCACACTGCGATTTTCCGTATTCAAGAAAAGGGGAACCAGATGAGCAGCACAAGCATCATGGAAGAGTCCAACGCAGCACTACGTCGCGCGGTGCAGCAACGGCTCGACAACCTGCCGCCGGCAGAGGTTGTGTCACACGTGACCCTCGGTTATGACGCCGAGACGATTGAGGCCGCCAGGGACTTCGTGGCCGCACGCGAGGAGTTCAAGAGCTTTGAGCAGCAACCGGTGACCGTGGCGGAACAGACGCTGCAGGGTGCCATCGAAGCCGTCCGCGACAGGCACACCAAGTACGGCCCGCCCGTAGAGCACTTCGGTCGCACGGCCGCTCTCGTCAATGCTGCATTTGGCACGACCTTTACCCCGGCCGACTGGGCCTTGGTGATGGTGCTCGACAAGGTGGCCCGGCTTCGCGGCCCAACGCCAACCACTGACGGCGGCATCGACATCGCAGGGTACGCCAGCTGCTACGAGGAGTGCCGCACGACCTAGGCCAGGGCTAGAGCGGCGGCAGGTTTTCACCCTTTCCCTGCCGTCGCTCGCCCTGTGCCGGGTACGCTATTTCACGCTGATTGCCTGTGACGCAATAACGGCGAAATGCCCTACCTTGGCTTCCCCGGCCCGCCGAGATCGAGCGGGGGCAGGTAGTCCAGGGCAGACTCTGTGCCCGTAATCCGTTCGTCGTAGTAGTGCTGCTCTGCCATCTCCTCGGACGAGTGGCCTAGTTGGGTCTTGGCTGACTTGCCCTTCTTCTTGAGGTAAGAGGCGGTGCTTTTACGGATGCTGTGGAACGGGTGGTAGGGAACGCCAGCCGTTTTGCACAGCACTTTAAGGGATGGGTAGATGCTCAAGGGCTGCCGTCCCTCTAGCCAAGGCCATACGAGGCTGTCTGCGGCCCGTCGCTGCGGGGCCATCATGGCACACAGTTCGGCCGAGATCGCCCGCGTAATCGTCTCTGTGTGCCCTTTGCGGGTGGCAGCCAGGAACGTCAGGCAGTGGCGGTCCAGATCCACCTCACCCCACCGGATCGCCAGCACAGCACCGATACGCTCGCCCGTCTGGTACATGGCCACGATTTTGGTGGGCCAGTACCAGGCCGCCGGCACCCCGCTGATGTAGCCGCGCCGGTGGCGGCCGGCGTCGAGCAGCTGCTGCAACTCCTCCACGGTGTAGGCACAGGGCCGAGGCCGAGGCACCCTAGGCCGGGCGTAGTCAGGGAACTCGAGGAGTTCGCCGTCTGGCTTTTTCCACCGCTTCTTCGCCAGCCACGTCCAGAGGCTCCGCAGGTGGGCAGAATCTTTGGCTAGGCTGGCTGGGCTGATGATCCCTCGGCGGGCGTCGTGGACCGTCGTAGAACGCCAGCGAAGAAACTTGGACAGGACTAGGTCATCGAGGTCCGCGATGTCGGGCTCGTGGCCGAGGAAGTCGCGGAACCGGTCTAGGCTGGAGTCGTACATGACGACGCTCCTGGCGGAAAGGTCTTTGAGAGGGGCAATCCTGTCGTGCAGCAGTTCTCTGAGTGTCATCGTTGCGGGCTCCCTTTTTGCCGAAGCCTAGCATAGGTGTACAAATGTTCAACCTACACCCCATCCGCTATAAAAATCGGCATGAAGTAGTGTACAGAGTTTCGAGTATGCGAGACAATGGCAGGTTGGGCAAGTTGACTTCCCTACCGCTGGCGGTAGAGTTGGAGCATGGTAACGATGACACCTGACGGCAAGTGGTGCAGTGTCGAGGAAGCGGTCGGGATCGCCGGCTGCACTGACGGCTTGATTCGCCTGCGGCTGCGAGAAAAGCGGCTTGATGGTTGGAAAGCGAACGATCGGGCCTGGATGGTCAGCGTTGAGGGTTGCCGTGCCTTACGGTCTTCACTGGCCCCACACTCCAACGTCCGTAAAGCAGAGCTAGCCAGCAAGCCAAGCCCCGCAAAGCCCCGGCGTAAAAAGCGGAAAACCCGCTGATTCTCGGCTTTGCCGCAGGTTCCAGAAAAATCTTTCACCTGTTGTTGACTTCTTTACCGATAGCGGTAAACTAGTGGCATGCGAGCAAGTGAGACTCGCGGGATGGAAACAAGGAACGAAACGATGAACCTCAACTGGGACAACGGATTTGCCAACATTGCCTGGAGCCAAATCGACCCAAGCTGCAACAGCGTCGATGTCGTCAAGGCCACAGAAAAGGCAGTCCAACTCAAAACCGGAAATTGCACCGCTTGGTTTCCAAAGGCCGCATTCAAGGCCGACAAGTACGGCACTGCCTACGAAGTTCAAGCATGGTTCAAAGGCAAGATGACCGGATACCAAAAGAAAGCAATTGGGTTTGCCGCATAACTCAACAACTGCCCCGGTGGAATCCGCCACCGGGGACTTGGTCAAGGAGGGCCAACATGAAACGCACTATCGACAACCTGCTCCCAGCACTCGTTCTCGTTCGCCTCGGCCAGGAGCTCGGCACCGACTCGCCAGCCACCAGGGCCATTCACGACCTACTCGAGCTGCTGGCCAGCGTGGCCGGCATTTTGTCCCGTTGACAACATTACCGCTATCGGTACGCTATGCACCACATTACCCGTACCGGCAATCATCACTGCGATTTTTAGTTTGCCCCGGTTGACTCTGGACTATACGGCTGTACACTACCGCACCGCACGAAAGGAAACGACATGACGAACGACGTTCACGAAAACGAGTACCTCGCAGCCATCGCCGGCATGGCTGACCACACGATGCCGCCCGCACAGCAGCCAGCCCCTGGCGACTTCGTGTCTGGCATGACCGCCGGCAAGAGGTGGTCAGGCCGAGTCGAGTTCATCGAGGGCAACCGCATGACGCTCGACGTGGGCGGCGGTTGGGTTGCCGTACCGGTAAGCGACATCACGCACTGACACAGGACCGCCAGCGGCATGACGCCGTGAAGCGGAAGGAAGGGGCGGAGCCCCGTACGCAAGGACGCACCAAACAACCCGCCGAGCAGGACGCAGAGCGGGCTTTCCAGATTCCAGAAAACGAAAGGAACACGACATGAGCACAGAACTCAGCACGAACACGACGCCGACCCGAGGGCTGGCGCTGGCAACAATGGCCGAGGCGATGTCGTTCGCCAACATGGTGGCGAAGTCGGCCTTCGCCCCGAAGGACTTTCAGGGCAAGCCCGAGAGTTGCCTGCTGGCCATCCAGCACGGCAGCGAAGTGGGCCTGTCCCCTATGCAGTCGCTCCAGAGCATCGCCGTAATCAACGGCAGGCCGACCATCTGGGGTGACGCTGCCCTGGCCCTGTGCCTGGCCAGCCCGGTCTGCGACGGCATTCATGAGGCGATCGAGGGCGACGGCGATGGCATGACTGCCGTGTGCCAGACCAGCCGGCGGGGCAAGGACGCCAATGTGGTGGCCCGATTCAGCGTGGCCGACGCCAAGAAAGCGAACCTGTGGGGCAAGACCGGTCCGTGGACGCAGTACCCCAAGCGGATGTTGCAGCTGCGTGCCAGGGGCTTCGCTCTGCGTGATGCTTTCCCTGACGTTCTTCGTGGCCTCGTCACGGCCGAGGAGGCCCAGGACTACCAGCAGGCGGAACCGGCCAGAGAACCGGCCAGAGAGCCCGTGGTAATCGGACCAGCCGCACCGGCACTGACGCTAAGCGTGAGCAAGGATGACCCGATGACCAAGGCCCGGCACGCGGTGCAGCAGGCCAAGAACGTGGCCGAGCTCAACAAGTTGCGGTCGCTCGTTCAGAAGAGACGCAACGAAGGGACGTTCACCGAGGAGCAACACCACGAGTTGGTTGAGCTCATGATCGGCAAGGCCGAGTTGCTGCCAGACGATGACACGGGCCTGGCGTTCGAGCACGAAGCCGCCGAGCACGAGGTGACGGCATGAGCCCATCGGCGTGGATCAAAGACCACCGGCACCGGCTCATTGAGATGGTGCGTCATCAATGGGGCGAAGGCCCAGCCGAGCAGCTGCGGTACGCCATTGATGACTACCTGCGAACCGCGCCAGAGAACGCGGAGCTTTTGCTGCAGTTGCGGGCGTTGTCGGCACGGTTGCGTGAGTTGGACCCGCCACCACCAGTATGCCGCGACTTTGGCGTGAGATGGACAGGAGATTGACCGCTAACGCTGGGCTCGCAGCGTAAACCGGCGATCAGCCGGCGAGCCGCCACCGCACTCAAGAGGCGTCATATCAGTGCAGTTGAGGCCCGTTTCCGTTGCGGGTGACTCAGCCGGAAAGCCCCACGTTACGGGGCCAATACACAGGGAGGTGAGCGATGCCATCAGGAAAGCCAGCCGACGCTACTCGCATTGCGGAGCTTCTACGGCAGGGACTGACCCAAACGCAAGTCGCCTTGCGGCTCGGCGTCTCAAAGTCAGTGGTCAACCGGATCGCCAGAGAGGTGGCGGCATGAACCACTACGGCATCGAATCCGCCGGCCCCCTGTTCGCGGCACCTGCTCGAGCACCGGCGGTGCAGTCGAGCGTGACGAGCGTGGCTGCGGCCGACGCTATGGGCTCACGGCTTAACACCCTGCAGCGTTCGGTGGTCGCCTTCCTGCGGGCTCGCGGTGACCACGGTGCCACAGACGAGGAGATTGCCACGGGGCTGCAGATGAACCCCAGTACGGCACGGCCACGGCGGATCGAACTCGTCAGGCGCGGCCTGGTGGTCGAGGCCGGGACACGCAAGGCGATGAGTGGCCGGTACGCGACGGCGTGGAGGTTGGCGTGATGAAGTTTTGCGACTGGCATACAGCGAAACAGACGGTTCTTTCTTTACTCACGGAACAAGGAGCACCGGCTTTGCTGGTGCAAAAACTGCGATCAACAGACCCGGCGGAGTTTTTGCGAGAGTGCATCTCACAGGAGATTTCTCTCTTGCGCCGCGGGGTTCCAGAGGAAATGCAGAGCCAGGTTTTCAGCAGGCTAGTTGCTTTAAGTCGCGGCGATGGGTCTGCGGTTGATTTTGTGAATAGGTGCGTCTTTTCACTGCCTGATGAAATCGCATTAAAGGTTGCAGCGGTGCAGGCCTTGATGCGATTTGGTTCGGAGGTCACGTGGTTTGAGGAGAATCGGCCTTTCTACAACGTGTTTCCTATTGTTGTGTCGTTGGCAAACAAAACAAAACTAGATTTCCCGATAAGGCTTGTGCAGTTTCCGAATCAAACCATTTGCTTTCGCTTTGCCGCATCACAGGTTCCGGGCGGCTACGAATCCGCGCTGGTTACTGCGCCAAAAGAACAAAACTGCTTGCTTGTTGTCGCACAAAAGAGACTGCCAAGTGGCGAATCAAAGATCCAAATTTCGCACGTCTCGTGCTGCGGAGACACGGATCAGACCGTAGACGAAGCTTTGGAATCCCAGCAAGCAAACTTTGCTGGGCTGCCGGAATCAATTCGCTCCTTTTCAACGGCCGAGTCCTACCGACGCGTCGGCGATGAGATGTCATTCATATACAGGCTGGCTGTTATAGCGGCTCAGCTTGCGTCTGGATCTGATTTAATCACTCCGATCGTTCTTGAGCGCGACAGGGCAAGACATGCGACGGCGGAAGAGCCAGAGCGAAAATGGCTTGAAGAAAGAGCAGCGCGGGTTGCTGGCCGTGGCTTTGATTTTGGGCGCACCCTGCAGAGCCTGAGCGAGCAGTCTCCGCATTGGAGAAACCCGCACCTTGCCTTGTTTTGGACAGGTGCAAATCGCCAGGTTCCAAGACTCCAACTACGGGCCGGGTGCGTCGTCATGCCCCGAAATATGTCCGAAATACCGACTGGGTATTTAGGGCCGGAATCAGAGAGTGAACGCGATGGAAGTGGCATCTCGACATTGGCTCGCATCACGATCCCAAAGCGATTGCGTTTTGAAGTTCTTCGCAGGGATGGCTACAGGTGCCAACTCTGTGGCTTGCAGCAGAAAGACGGAATTGTTTTGCACCTAGACCACAAGGTTCCTGTTTCAAAGGGAGGGCCGACAACTATTGAAAACCTGTGGACGCTTTGCCAGCCGTGCAATACCGGCAAGAGCGACAGCGACCTTGCGGCGACTCAGGAGGAGACACCCTGAAGGACGAGCGGTTCGTGACTAAGCGAAATGCAGCCAGGAATTGATGCGGCCGGGCGGAATAGAAAGGAGGCAAGTATGGCCGGTGATTTAGGTGGTGGCGATGGAACGCTCGTGCTGCGGAAGTTCTCCGAAATTTCAAGGGAATCCCAGGAGGTGATTGAAGCCTCGGAGAGCAACTACCGCAGAGGCTATTGGGACGGAGTTCTTGCTGCGTGCAACGAGATCATCATGGGAGCAACGCAGCACGACGTGAGGCTTTGGCTTTTTCGTGAACTTAAGGAGTGGACGCATCGCGGATGTGAGGCAAAAGCGTGCAAGACTGAGTATCCGCCAAAGTGCCAGCACCGTCGTTCATACGAAGAAGCAACGCTTTCGCCTCCGGCAAACTTGCCCGACAAGTCAGGCGGCAGGAGTTTTGTTTACGCAATCGGAGACGGACATGGGAACGTCAAGATAGGCGCTGCCAACGACATCAAGCATCGGATGAGAACGCTTCAGACAGGCAACGCGAGTCGCCTTTATCTGATTGCTTACGTGCCACTGACCTGCAGGTACGACGCAGACCGGCTTGAGGCTACGGCACACGCCACAGCTGACCTCGATCGCAGGTGCGGCGAATGGTTTGCGATGTCAGACGATTCGGCGTGGCAGGTTTTGCTTGAGGCTGCAGAAGAATGCAAATTCGATGCCGATCCGATTGAAGTTGAATACAGAGTTTACTGAGGTACTTATGGCTCGGACGCCAAATAATCACCACGTACTACCGCTCTTCTGCGATGACCTTATAGCGTCGTGCGTTGACATGTCTCCGACTAGGTTCGGTGCGTACATGCGACTGCTCTGCTACGCATGGACTCGCGGCGGACTGCCTAACGACGAGGCTGCATGCGGCCGGATCGCTGGCGGAATGAACCCTGAGGACTGGGAGGCAATTTGCTCAAGGCTCGTCCTGCTGGACCCTGGAACGCCATCAGAGAGGCTGTCGCACCAGAGGCTTGAGCTTGAGCGTGTGGCCGTTGCTGAGCTCAAGTCCAAGAAGGCTGCGGCTGGGAAACTGGGCGGCCGCCCAAAAGCAGAAGGAAAGCAAACGCAAAGCAAACCGAAAGCAGACGCCCCCGAAAACGGAAAGCAAAACGAAAGCAAAACGAAAGCCCCTACTCCTACTCCTACTCCTCTTAGTATTCACACACACGCGGGCGATGAGTTCCGGCAGCCAGGATGGGCAGCGATTGAGTGGGAATCGTTTGTTTCCGTCTGGAACGCGACGGAGAGAGCTGCCAAGTGGCAAGTGCTTTCGCCGCCCGATGGATGGATTGATGCCGCTGCAAGCCCTGGCTGGCTGCAGAAAGCCCGACAGGCGATTGAGCGGCTGCCGAGATGCCATTACCTCGAGAAGCCTGTAGCCGTCACGCAGTTCATTCAGCCAGGGTGGGCTGACCGAATCTTGGCCGGCGAGTTCGACAACGCCAAGGCTAGACATGCGCAGCGTGGCAGCCGTGACTTCGGCGACAGCCCCGCGCCGCCCAAGGCGTTCACAGGACCAGAGGCCGAAGCGTTTGACCGTACCCGTAGAAAACTAGCAGCCGCCAAGGAGGGCTTATGACCGCAGACCCCAAACCATTGACCGCACGACAGGCCCAGGTGCTCGCCTTCATCAAGGCGAACATGGCCTACTTTTCGCCCACCGTGCGGCAGATCGCCCAGGAGATGGGCATACGCAATCACAACGCCGTCTTCCACCACCTGAATGCGTTGGAGAAGAAGGGTGCGATCCGCCGCATCCCCGGCAAGTCCCGCAACATCGAGGTGATTGCATGACCACTGACGTGATCGTGAAGAAACTCAAGTCGCTGGCCCGCTGGCACACCGAGGCAGCCGAGCAGGCCGAGACGATGGAGATGGCCGAGCTCATCATGGAGCAACGTCGCTGGATCGTGATGGCTCGCAAGGAGCTCGAGCAGCTGGCCGAGACGAACGGCGAACTCAAGGCGAGGCTCGTCAAGCAGGCGTGCTACTTCGAGCGTATTGAAGCGACGAACGAGCCCAAGTGGCCGCTCATGGACGGCGATGATTCGGGGGCCGCACTATGACCATCACCGACTTTGTCTGGATCGCAATTGGCGAAACACTTCTCGCGGCCACGTTTGGCCTAGGGATTTTGGTAGGGATTTCAATCACGAAAAGGATTTCACATGACGACTACGACACTCGAAAAGCCCAAGCGAACAAAGACAGCGTCTGGTATCACGCTGGCGACGGAAGCCCTTCGTCGTGCAATGGCGACGGTAAAGGCGGCAGTCGGAAGCGGTAATCGCCCGACTCTGGCAAACGTTCGGATTGGGAACGGCGTAGCCGAAGCGACCGACCTCGAGCTGCGGATCTCGTGCGAGATTGAATACACGGGCGATCCCATCTTGCTGCCGTACCAGAGGCTGTCGGCCATCCTGGCTAGTGGGCGCGACGCGCAGGTGACGCTGTCGCCTGCCGGCACGACGTGCGAGATCCGGCTGGGCCGTGGTTCATGGACGCTGCCCACCGAGGCTGTGGCTGAGTTTCCTGCGTGGACGCCGTCCGAGATGGAGAGGAAGCCAATCTGTCGCATCCCGGCCGACCAGTTCTGCCGTGCGGTTCGTGCCGTGACGTACGCCGTGGACAACGACAGCAGCCGCTACGCCCTGGGTGCGGTGCTCGTCGAAGTTAAGGACGGCAAGGCCACCTTTGTGGCGACTGACGGGCGAAGGCTCAGCCGCTACGGCGTGGAGATCGACCAGGCGGTGGATGACTCAACCACGCTCTGGCCTTCGCGGGCCATCGGTGTGCTTGCGTCACTGGCCAGCCATAGCGAGTGTGCGGTGCAGCTGGAGTTCGCCGGCAATGAACTCGTGGCGACCATCGACACCGCCGTGGTGGTTTCTCGAACCATTGAGGGACGCTATCCAAAGTGGCAGGACGTGATCCCCGAGCGTGAGGCAAAGGCCACCAGCGTCAACGCCCGCGAGATGCTCTCTGCCGTACGCCAGGCGGCCATCGTCACCAGTGAGCAGTCCAAGGGCGTGCAGTTTGTCTTCACGTCTGAGGGCATCCACCTGACGGCCAGGAGCAGTGAGGCCGGCGAGTCAAGCGTGACGTGTGCCGTGCTGGAGCCGGGCCAGCCGGCCAGCGTGAAGCTTGACCCGCACTACGTGGCCGACTTCCTGCGACACGTGGACGAAGGCGAGCCGGTGCAGATCGAAGCCGTCAACGCTCAGTCCGCTGTGGTGCTCCGCTCTGGCGACTGCACGGGCGTCATCATGCCACTCGCAGCGGAGGCCGGCTGATGGCGAAGCGGAAGATTGTGGACTTCGATGAAGTCAAGAGGCTGCGGGACATCGGCGTAACCAACGGCGAGATCGCCAAGCGGCTAGGCTGCGGCGAGACAGCGGTGACTGATGCGGCGCGTCGGTTCGGGTGGCCACGAAAGACGACAGGCCAGCGGGTGGAGGTGGACGTGCCGAAGCTGTTTCTCCTCTGGCACACCCAAGCGACGCTGGCAGAGATTGCCGAGCAGCTGGGGTGCAAAGTCACGACGCTCTGGACGCTGAAGCGGCGGCACAAGTTGCCACCTAAGCGGCGGCCAGACGGGTCGAGTATCAGCGATCCGACGCCGCAGCAGATTGAAGAACGTGCAATGGAGTGTAGAGAGATGCGCGAAGCCAAGATGCGTGGCGAAAGTGACTCGGCTACCAAGGGCCGGCTATGGCGAGGAGACGTGGCATGACCCTCCCAGAGCAATCCGACCGAGCGGTGACCCAGACGCGCGAGTTCCTCGTCAGGCTCACGTCGCCTTACGTCGAGGGAGGCATTAAGGGGATTCGCCGCGAGGTGCGGGCCGAGGCATCGCGGTTGCTGCGGCACTACCCGTATGTGGGAAACGACGAAAAGCGTTGTGTTGGTGATATGAGTGGGGCGACCGACATCGTCACTCGCTTGAGGAACTGGCGAACGGTGCATTTAGCGCGGCTGCACCTGCTCATGGACCAGGCTGCCGACGAGATGGAGCGGTTGCGTCAAGTTTTGTCCAAGAAAAACAATTGTCCTGCACCGGACAATGGGGCAAAGCAGGACACGCTCACCGACGAGGAGCGGGAGGCGATTGAGCATGCCGCCGATCTGATCGACGCCAAGACCTGCGGCGATTACTCAGCGCTCCGCTCGCTGCTGGGGCGAGTTTGATTTCGTTGCGCCCGCTATGCCGTGGGTATATCGGCGGATCGCACGGTAAAGCGGACACCCTGTCGCCTTGACACGGTTGCCACCATGCGTGCATGGCGATCACGTTCACCGTCACCGGCAACCCTGTGCCGCAGCCTCGGGCACGAGTATCTACCCGTGGCGGATTCGCTCGTGCGTACGTGCCGGGCAGCCACCCGGTGCATGAATACCGCACCCGGCTGGCAGTTGCTGCCCGTGTTGCTGGGCTCACCGCAACAGGCGAGCCACTAGATGTCGTGATCGACGCAGTCTTTCAGCGTCCCAAGTCGCACATGCTCAAGAGTGGCGTGAAGGCGACCGCACCTAAGTTGCCCAGGCCCGACGTGGACAACGTCGCCAAGGCCGTGCTCGATTCGCTACAGGATGTGATGGGCGACGACTCGCTTGTGGCCCGCCTTGTTGTGGAAAAGTCATGGGGGCAGGAGGCACGCACGACCGTGCGAATCACATGAACGAAACGCAGTACGACGTGTTTGCGGATTACGAGCGGCACAGCCTGGGGCTGATGAGTTCGCACACCTACGAGGTGGACGCCAAACGGCTGGGGTTCACGCTGGCCCGCTACAAGTTCGTTGCCCGTGTTCTCACCGGCTGCGATTGGGTGCTCGAGGTGGGCTGCGGCGATGCGTTCGCAACCCGTGTCGTTGCCCAGGCCGTCGAGCACGTAATGGCGACTGACTTTGACGTTGCGTTTATTGACGAAGCCCGCAGCCGACAGCAGCCATCCAACGTCTTGTTCATGCAGCATGACATAGTGGCCGGGCCACGCTACGTGCCTGATCGCCTGCCCAAGACGTTTAACGCCGCCTATGCACTTGACGTGCTTGAGCACATCCGCCCAGAGCATGAGGGTGCGTTTCTTGGCAACGTCGCCATGAGCATTGGCGAGCACGGCACGTTTGTGTGTGGCATGCCGTCCCTTGAGTCTCAGCCCCATGCGTCAGAGTTGAGCCGGGCCGGGCATGTGAACTGCAAGACCGAGGACGATCTGCGGGCAACGCTCAAGCGGTGCTGGCGCAACGTCTTCGTGTTTGGCATGAACGACGAGACGCTACACACCGGCTATGGCCCGATGTGCCACTACCGGCTGGCAGTTTGCACGGGGGCCAAGCTGTGAGCGTGTCGGTCGTGATCCCGACGCACAACAGGGCGGCCACGCTCAGCCGTGCCATTGTTTCGGCGGCCATGCAGAATCCGGTGGAGGTGCTCGTCATTGACGACGCCAGCACCGATGACACGCCTGGCATTGTCGAGCAGCTGCGTGGCGTGTACCCGTGCGTCCGCCTGCACCGTCACGAAGCAAAGGCCGACGATTGGCAGCAGGCAGCCTCGGCTCTTTACCCAAGCCTCGTCGGCAACCACGTCATCATGATGGGGGCCGACGACACGTTGGCTGTTGGCGTCGTGGACAGCGTCGGCCGTCACGAAGATGCCGCCGTGGTGTTTCACGACTACAACGTCGCTGACGCCAGCGGAACGCTGACGGGCTCAGTCAGGCAGGGCTACGACTCTGCTGCGGGAACCAGGCTCACGCCTGAGCAAATGCGTCACCGGCTGCGAGAGCGTCCCCATGCAACGGAGACAGGCATCGGCTCGGGCATCCGCCGCGATTGCTTGCTGTGGCTGAACAGCCTGCAGTGGTGGCGTATGGGGCCGTGGAGCGACGCCATTGGCTATGCCGCCGTTGGCGTACGGCATGGTGCCGCATACGTCGCTGGCTCCGGGGCCACGTTCACCGTTGACAATGGCGGGTACGGGCATCAGCACCGCACCGGGCCTCGTGCCGCCGAGTACCACGTTGCCATCTGGGAGTTTTTAGGCAAGGCCGGGATCCCGTTCAGCGTCGCCGCTGCGATCTGCACCAAGCGTGGAGTTCCATATGCCTAGCGTCGGACTGCCTGCCAACCTGTGGTATCCGCACCATGCCTTTGGCGAGGCGTTTGATGAGCGGCACGCCGAGGGCCTCAAGCGGCTGCGGCATTCGTCCATCGCTGTTGTTGGGCTCGCCCGAAACTGCGGGTCACAACTTGCCGACAACCTGCAGAGAGTTCACGGGCTCGCCAGCATGTGCAAGTCGTGGCAGCTGCACATCGAGAGCAACGACTGCGACGATGACACGCTGGACGTGCTGGCGAAGTTCTCGCGGGAGCACCGGCAGGCGACGTTCCACTACCAGATGCTAGGGCGTGGCCATCACCCTGGAGAGTTTGGAGGCCGCCGCACGATTGCCCTGGCTGAGTATCGTGCTGCCTGCCAGCGGTGGGCGCGGGCTTGTGCTGCCGATGCCGACTATGTCGTGATCATGGACTTTGACTCTTGGGGCGGCTTCTCACTACACGGCCTGGTCAACGGCATCGGCTGGCTAGTCGAGTTGCCGGGTGCGTACGGCATGGCAAGCGTCAGTCTCTTCCAACACAACTTTGGCAACGGCATCGACTGGTATCACTACGACCTGTGGGCCTTGCGTGGTGTCGGCCAGGCCGACTGCTATTTCGACACGTACCAAAATGGGTACGGCGGATTTGGCTATACGTGGCTTCCGCCTGTTGGCTCGCCGCCCGTGCTGGTCTCGTCTGCTTTCGGCGGCATGACGATTTACCGTGCCGATGCGTACCTGCGTGGCACATACGACGGCACTGCCGATTGTGAGCACGTGCCGTTCCATGAGTCCATCGCTAAGGCCACGGGCCAGCACCTGTTCTTGAATCCCTCTCAGCGGTGCGTCATGCACTGGATGGAGGCGAGCGATGGGCACTGTATCGACGGCGTGCCAGACGCTTCAGGCGACGCTTAGGCAGATCTGGGCCACGGGCTCTACCTACGCCGAGATGACGATGTTTCTGGGCGTGAGCAGAGACCAGATTACGCGGCTGCGTGATCGCCTCGGGCTGCCTGTGCGTCACGACCGTAGCCAACGCAAGAAGGGCAAGCGGCACGCTGACCCAACGCCGCAGGAGATTTCCGCCGGGGCTGCCGAGATGCGAGCCAAGCACATGGCCACCCGTATGGCAGAGCCGCCTAGGACGTACCGCACCGTGACAGAGACGGTGATGTTCCGGGTTGAGCGTTCGCACGACCTGCGAAATGACCCGCTGGAGGAGCTGCTGGACAACTGCGGCGATCCGTAGCAACTGCAAGACAAACGGGTTTAGGTGCCACAATCCGGCTAGGTATCTAGGAGGCTGTCCATGCTCTCGATTCTGCTTGTCGCTGCTGCCGTCGCCCTGTTCTACGGCGGCGACCTCTCCAAGTTTGAGCCCGCCGTCGAGTGGGTGAAGAAACTCGACCCCAAGAAACTCATCGCCATTGGCCTGGTGCTCGCTGCCGTGCTGCTCATGCCACGCGGCCAGCAGTCCGACGAGCCGACCCCGGCTCCTGATACCGGCCCGCTGGTTCTTCGCGGCACGTTCCTCGGCCCATCGGCGTCAGACGACGCCAGCCTCGTGGGAGCGTTGTGCAATGAGCTCGCAGACGAGATTGAGTACGACGGCACCCAGCCCGAGGCCGAGCGGTATCTCAAGAGTGGCGTGGCTGTTGACGAACTTCGGAAGGCGTCTCGGATTCTTCGCTGCCGTGGGATCTCAATCGGCGACCGCCAGCCGCAAGCCCGCGACATCATCGCCACCTACCTCGACAAGAACGTCGGCACCGATGGCGGGCCGCTGACGGCTGAGACACGGGCGGCGTGGGTCACGGCGTACCGCGACATCGGGAGGGCCGCCAGTGACGCAGCAAAGTGAAAGCAACTGGAACTGGTCCGCGATCACGTTCGTGATATTTGCGGCCGTCTTAGGCACGGTGGTGAGTCGCTACGTCGCTCGGCTCGCGGACAAGGTCGAGGATAACTTTGGCTACCTCCCGAACCCCGACGGCGTCAAAGAGTTCTTGCGTGAACTCGATCAGCCGATGTTCCGGCAGGCTGGAGCCGAGGTGATCGCGGGGGCCAAGGGCAGCGACACGTACCTGTATCGCTTCGCTGATCGTTGCCACCGGCAGAAGTACGGCAAGCCGTTCGGCCCGTGGAACCAAGGGGCTCACGGTTCGTGCGTCTCGTTCGGCTGGGCCATGGGCTCCTATGTCGGCCAGTGCGTTGACCACGTATCGGGTGGGCTTGCCGAATGCCCGCTAGAGGTCGCTACAGAGCCGGTATACGGCGGCTCACGCACCGCAGGCAGAATGCCACCCGTGAGCAACGCGGGCTTCTCTGATGGCTCCTACGGCGGTGCAGCGGCACGCTGGGTCTCTGGACGGTGCAAAGACCCCAACGTCGGCGGCATCCTGTACCGCACCAAGTACGGCGACGTGGACCTGAGCCAGTATTCAATCCAGCGTTCGCAGCAGTGGGGTGCGTATGGCGTGCCAAACGCTCTGGCCCGCGAGGCTAACAAGCACCCGGCCAAGGCCGTGGCGTTATGCGAGGACTGGGCCTCGCTAACGGCAGCCCTCGAGTCAGGCATGTGCGTGCCCATTTGCTCGAACGTCGGCTTCGCGTCGGGCGACCGTGACGCTGATGGATTTTGCCGCAGGGCTTCGACGTGGAATCACTGCATGGTGATCATCGCCGTGAAGTACGCAAAGAACAACGGGCCGGGCTCGGCCACGCCAATGAAGAACCCGCGCGACGGCGTGCTTGTCATGAACTCTTGGGGCTCGTTTCTGGCAGGCGGCAAGCACCCATCGGACCAGCCTGATGGCTCGTTCTGGATTACCCGCCAGGATGCCGAAGCCATCCTTGCTCAAGGCGATTCCTTCGTCATCGGGAGCGTGGACGGCTTCAAGTACAGAGACTTGAACCACGCCAAGTGGCTCCAGCCCGCACCGCCAGCATCCGTGTCTCGCGTGCCATCCATCACCCATGCCATTGCCCTGTGAGTCGTGCCATGTCAAAGCGTTCGCTCTTGCTCGTCGGTCTTGCCTGCATCGCTATCGGCTG